CTCATAGCCACGTTTAGGCCCGTTTCTGAGCCTTTTCATATGATGAATTGGCATGATACTTGCAGTGTGCATGGAAACAACAAAGCAGAAACCATGCCAACTCTCAGCCGATCCGACAGACGGTAACCTAAGCAAGCGCCGTGCCAACCCTCGATTTTCCCCGGATATTTCCGACAGACGGTTAACCCTACGTTAGCAAATGTCGGGCCAACTGAAAATATTTCCGACGAACGGTCGTGTAGTACTAGGGTATTCAAATTTAGTGGAAAAACCCTCGGAATCGAGAAAAACTAGTACTATCAGGTTACAATCGGGCTTTTTCGGCGCTCTTAGGGGGTATACTAAGCATTTAACTTTCATACCCCACGTAGGTTTTTGAATTGAAACCCCAAGCGGCTTTTTGAATTTGACTTAAACGAACAGTGCAAGCAATTGTTTAGCTGCGTACAGGTCGTCCGATTTTATGGCTTTCACCGCAAGCTTAGATACTTCAGCACGGAAGTTGAACACAGGAACAGGCTTAGACCTCGGGCCTACATCTTTGAAGTACTGCAAAAACTCTTGTAACACTTCTTGAGGGATACCCGCGTACATATTGATTTCAGTTGGGCTGTTACCTTCAAAAAACATCTTATCGCACACATCTTTGGCTTCCTTCAGGCCAAGGCCAGTAACCATACGCATAACCCTGATTTGGGGTACACGGTTAGCATTCTCAGTATCGCGCATTTGAACCAGCATATTATTCCTTTGTGTTGTTGAAGACTAGAGTATATCAGAGTTTAGAGTGCCTGAAGAATAACCTTACACCTTCCAAGAAATGAAAACAACACGTTGGCCTGATTGTACATGAGTATCGATCAGTTTACCGTTGATGACAGTTGCTGCATGACCTTCCATAGCCAACAGAAAGGTTCCTACGGGGTTCTGAGCGATAAATTGAGCGAGGGTCATAGGGCCATAGCAAGGTACCTTCAATGCCGCTGCAGCACACTCTACGTAGACCGTGAAAGGGTAACCCTTCATAGCCTTTTCCATAGTACGAACCAGAGTACCTTCGTTAGCCTTCTTGCCGTGCTTTGTCAGGTGTTTCTCTGCTTGCTCATATGTATACAGGCCAGTGTTAGCCAGTGCACGAATGCCGCAGTCACCCTTGGCATTTGCTTTCATTTCGCCCATCATGCTAGGGTACACGAACGTTTTCATAGAAACTCCTTGGTTAGTATGCCTCTAGTATAACGTAAATTCCTAGGATATTTAGAAAACCCTACAAAATACTTAGGTATTTTCAAGAATGCTCCACCAATTCACGCTTGTCTGTCTCTTCTTTGTTTAGCTTGTTTTTCATAATGGTTAACATTTCATCTTCACCGCCAAGATTATCTAAGCCGGGGATAGGTGTAAGAATATTATCAGCAAAAGAAGTAATCAATCCACCATCAGGGAAGTACTTTTCACCCTCGTATTCCCAGAATACACCATTAGGATAGATTCGTGTCTTCGTTACACGCACAATCCAACCGCGTGCAAATTCAGCAGCAGGAATTAGATTGCGATTGATAACAGCAAGGTCGCCGGGCTTACATACGGTATCCATGATTATTTTCCCTTAAAGATATAGTAAATTATACGTGCAATCATACCAACAAACAGCACTGAAAAGAAAATTTCAGGTATAGCTATGATTGTTACAGTAGTAGTAAGGAAAAGAAGTACAAAAGCAATTAGCTGTACTGCTTGATTCTCTGAATTGAGTGGATTGTGAAACTTCATTTATTTTCCTTTAATAGCAGCGTAAATTATTCGTCCAATAAACAAGGCTAGCATTAGTGGGAGTGAAACGTAGTAATACTCGGCTGAGATTACAACGACAAAAATAAATACAAACACCCCCCAAAAACAGGGTACAAATAAATAGTGCTAACGTAGGATTATCATAAGCATCCTTCAGATTTTCCCAATATTTCATTTCGATGTATCCTCTTTAATAGGCCAGTAATGCTGGCATTCATTGGTGACTGGATCAGGCTTAAAATCGGCGTAAGACTGCCAGAAATTGTTTGGGGCTACCACCCATCGATAGCAGTTATCTTGGAGTTCACAGCCTTTGAAGCATTTTGAGATATCAGCCATTATTTGTATTCCTCAATCAAACGGTCAAGCCATGCAAGGCGGAATGATTGGTATTCATCACAAGTAAATGGAAATTGATCCATTGAGTAACCGTTAATATTTTCCCAATGGGTTTGCAAGCAGAATTCACCGTGCAATTTAACTGAAGCTTGTACTGCATCAGCAGCCAAGTACAATTGACGAGCACGGGCGGCAAAACACATGAATTCATCGGATGGTTTCAGGATTGCTTTCAAATCCACAAGTTGAATGTAAGTTTCAGTTCGCATTGATAATCCTTATAAAATATTTCAGAAACTGAACATAGAGCCTGCAGTATCAATCTGGTACACAGCCGCAGGACGACCACGGGCACCCTTCTGCTTGTGTTCACCAACCGTCTGAATCACTTGGTACTTGCCAAGCATACTCAGGGTAACACCATCAACAAACTGACCATTCAGCTTGAGGTTACCTTCAACGAAATCTTTAACAGTACCTTGAAAAACTTTACCGCCGAAGTGCTTGAGTGCCATGATGTTTCCTTAAGAGTTTGTTTTGATGAATGAAGTATAACAGAGTTTACCACTTTGATGCGGCAATATCCCTACGAACTTCACGGATACAATGGTTCAGTAGGTTATGCCGCAGGCGACCATAGCGGGTAGTCTTACTGAACATATTATCTCTGCCATTGTCGTAAGCATCGCCGGGAGTTTCTTTAGTTCCGCTAGGCACAGGGTATTCTATACTACCTGAATGGTGTCGCCAAGTCCTAAAGTAAGGTTGCAGCACATCTGCACGGGTCTTAGCAAAACATTGATATTGAGAGCAAATACCGGTATAGCACGGTGCACCATTCTTGTATTTCTCTTTAATTGCCAAAAGTGCTTTAAGTGTATCTTGCAGGCTACTCATATTATTTCTCCAAAATGTAAGGTTTGTTCCACTTGCCGATATTAACATACATATACCACGCACAGTTAAAATAATCGCTCATAGCATCAGAAAGATCGTAGTGGCCTTCTTCCATGACAGCGTACAATTCTTTAAGGCATTCTAGAGCAGTTCCTTGGTAACTAGTATCCAGATGATAACGGTTGGTCTGCCAATGATAGCTACCACGATCCTCAAGGAATTCTTCTTTAGTCGTGCGGATAAAACTATCAGCAAAATCCAGTTTACCAGACAGAATCGTGCAGGTAATCGTGCTGGAATTACTGCCAGAGACACTGATTTTAATGCCATATTTCTTGGCAATAGCTTTCAGCTTAACAGTCTTTTCTTGCACTTCAGCTTTGGTGATGTAGGCCATGTTAACCCCGTTGTGTTGAAGAGTACAGTTTAATCGAAAATCAGGTCGATCAGTTGACCGTCTGTCAGTTGAAGCAGGTGCTTATGAGCAATCTTAGTAACACCGCCAGCAGTGAGAAACAAGTCTGTTCTGGAGATTTTTCCTTGAATTCTCAATTCACGTACTTCTCTTTCGTTAGTGAGGCGGGTAACCCAATAGGTATCTCCACGGCCATGATTATACTTGTACTCACGAAGAAAAATCGCGGCCCCAATCAAAGCCAATTCAGTCTTAAGTGCAGGTCGTTCGTTTTTCATGTTAGCTCCGTTGTGTTGATGCCTAGAGTATAACGCAAAAAACCCACCCGGTTGTTATACCTGAGTGAGTTTTGGGGTTATTCCTGCTTATTCAAAGTCGGGGACATACTTGGTGTTCAAAGTCTCAAACACACCAGATGCAGGGTCGTATTCCTGCACAGTAGATGTAAAGACGAACTGACGGCCAAAGCGGGGATGGTCTAGCGCAAGCACTTCTGCACGGGTACCAACGGCCACAAAAGTGCCAACATCAGAAGGGTTATAGCGAACGGTAGGTTTTAGCATGATTAATTTCCTTTATAAGTTAGGGTTAAATTACAGAAGTTTCTTTTCGATTACATCGGCGATTTCTTTGAATGATTTGCCACCGTCATTCATTTCGATGAGTTTATTTTGTAGGCGAGAGCGTGCTGGAAAAATAAAGTTATGCATAACTTTTGGTAGAACACCAATAGTGCCTTTGTACTCGTATCCCATATAACCATGTACCCATTCTTCACCACCATCTTCCACTGCAAGATCACAAAGAACACCAAGGCAACAAAATCCATTGTCATCTTTAAGTTCACCTTCAGTTTGCTCATAGTCACCGGAGCGCAGGGCTTTAACCCAACGTTTAATGACTTGTTCACGGGTGCGTTTAACGATTCGTTTAGGCATGATTTTCTTCCTTTTCTTTAGGGTTAATAATAGAATCACGCTTGCGATTCTTGTGTTTACGTACACCTTTCTTCATAACAGGTACAACAAGTGGGTTACGCTTGGTCGGTATAACCTTGGTTTTTGGGGGCTTCAATGTATTCTCCTGTGTCAAGATAATGCATGATTCTATCATACAAACCTACGTGACAGTAAATAAATTCGTTGCCAGTATAAAAACTTACATCTTCACCACCGAACAACCCAACGATCGTACTTTGTTTTTTCGATGATTGTACCATAGTAAACTTCTACTGGATCATCGTGAATTTTGATTCGTGAACCGATCATATTAACTCCTAGTGTATGGAAGGATTTTGCCGTTTTTCAACGCCCTGTTGAACTTGTCAACATAGTCTGAATTATAGCAGATTTTTAGCTGATTGTAGTTCTGCCATGCAAATTCTCTAAACCACCCAGAAGTAATACTTGTGCATACTTTACGTAGAGCGATCTGGAAGGCTTTATCAGGGTCTGTACCGTGTGGGATAACCGCACGTTCCAACGCAAGCACGTAAGCCTCTTCTAGTACGCCAGCAAGCTTATCTGCATGATGCAAAGCATTGAACTTCTGTTCATCACACATAACCTCTTCACCATCTTTCAGGTAAAGGGTATATGCAGGTACTTCCTTCATTGCCACTGCACGGTGAATACTGTCGTGATCGTAGATATACGGTACGTTATCCGTAAAGAATTGATTCTTCTTTAGGTTAAGCTTGTAACCCTTACCGATTGTCCAGTATTCACGGGATTCTAGGGCTTCTTGTTGTGTTCTATCAAGAGTAATACCAGCTTTTTTCAACAGAAAGATATCATTACGGGTTTTCTCAAAGTGAATGCTATCCTTGAAACGATGAGACAATTTCATCATTAGCACAGTACTAGGTGAAGCAAACCCATCTTTAGCGTGAATGTCATGTACCCATTGGTCGTCCCCATAAAACTTTTGGGTACTGTCGATGATACTGGCATCAATAATATAACGTTTACCGCTAGGTTTCTTGAACATTGCCACTGCGGAGTTTTCCGTTTCAGTGCGTTTGATTAGTTCGTAAGGCAGCACAGCAACCATGTCATTGAACTCTTGTGAAGTGCAGATCACATCGGTATCCGAAGGTTCACGGCCAATATCGATACCGTGGTATTTAAGTGCAAGTGAACCAACGATTAGCATGTTATTCCTTTAATTTAGCAGCTAGAAGATTGCCACGAAGATTCGTATTCTAGTTCTTCTACGATTTCTCTGGCTTCATATAGTTCGATACCTACAGAGTATACTACATTTTGCTCTGCAAGGAACGTAAATAGTTTACCTTTTTGTTCAATGCTCATTGAACTCATGTCAAGTATATCAGAATTTGTCATGTTTATTTTCTCCTAGTTTAAATTTGGTGCTACTGGTCGGAGTCGAACCGACATGCCATTACAGGCGGCAATGTTTAAGACTGCTGTGAATACCAATTCCACCACAGTAGCATTATACACAATTTAGGGGCAGGTAACCGGCTTACCATCGTAACCCATCAACTGTTGTCCTGATTTAGTAATGACAGTATAACCTTGAATGCACATTGTAGACATATCCCGTTTTACCAGTGGGGTTACTCGTTGACATTGAACACCAGTTTGGTTGCACTTATACTCGTTGTAAGCAGGGATAGCCACCGCAGCTAAAATGCCGATAATCGCAGCGACAATCATGAATTCAATTAGCGTAAAACCTTTATAGAATTGAAGTTACATTGACGATTTTAATTTCCCAATTATCTGGGATTGTAGCACGAAAACTTTCGAGAATTTGAGTCATGTATCCTGTCATTGATTCGGCAGATTTATGGCACTGATAGATACTACCAGAATACCCATGAAAGTAATAATAACCTTCATCTTCAGTAATCTTTTCGATACCTGAGTTTAGTTTCCAAGCATCACCTGAAGTAAACCCGCCGTACCAACCTGCGAATACTTTGTTGATTGTATCACGCGGGCTACCATCTTTCCGAGAAATCTCCAAGATTACCCAACGATCAGGAACATAGTTCATTATTTATTTCTTACCAATAAGTTTGGTGATGGTGTGCACAGCGATCAGAATGAACACTGCAAGAACTACAATCGCAATGATAACAGCAATTGTAGACTTGGCTGATACCAACCAAGGCAGTACCAGACCAAAAAGTACGGCAATTGCAAGCAAAGCCATCATAATCTGCAAAGTAAGTTTCATACGACACCTTTCAAAGTAAGTAGAGTAACAATAGCCACAAGTATAACACAGTAAACCGGGAACCAACGCGATTTTTTTGCTAGTGGGGCTTCTACAGTAAAACGTTCGTAAGGCCCAAAGGCTTCTGAGGTAGACCGTGGAGTACGCCCTGTCCAGTTGCTTGTATTGTACATTATTTTTTCACTTTCTTGATAGGTTTGTTCCAGAAACTCAGTCGCATAAAATAGTGCCACCCAATGTAGAGCAATACAGCGGAGCCAACCAGAGGAATAAAGCTAATGAGAAAGAAGATAAATAGCTCACCGTAGGTATCAATTTCATCTAACTTAACGCCGATAGCGATAAGAATCCACAGACCGACAATACTTGCAAGATAAATGAATAGAATTACTTCAGCCATGTTTACGTCCTTTAATAATTTGTTTACGAAAGAAACCCGCCTTGTTTAGCACCATAAAGATTACCACAGTATTCAACACGGGGATAACTGCAATGGCAAGGAATGTCAAGATTTCCCCGAGTGTTGCACCTTTCAAGTATACAGCATAAATGCAGGTGACAACGAAGATTACAAAACTGAGAACGTAAATGATACCAAAGATTTCAAGCATGATTACCCTTTATAAAATACATGAGAACCGATCTTAGCTACCCGTTGCATCTTGCTTGCCCACTTAGGTTGAACATACGCAGCATGATAAAACATACTGTTGTCAAGGCCCGGTACATTTGCAAGTCCAAGCATAGATTGTACAGCAATTTTATATGCTTTGGTGTATGCCAGCTTATCTTGCTGCTTCATCTTTGAAGTATCACCTTGCATGATCTTGTTGATTGCTCCCCAAGACTTTTGGTGTGTCCAGCTAAATTGCTTTCGCTGAAAAACAACAGCGCATACAGATTTAGGATAACGCTTAGACTTGACACGGTTCATTGTTACGTTGGCAACAGCTTCCATACCCTTGATGGACTCGCCCCGTGCTTCAAAGTAGATGTTAGCAGTCATACACTGCAGTGGAGTAAGGCCGGTTTCAACCTTAGCTCCTACTGGCAGTACACAGAATGCTGCTAGGGCTATCAGTGCTTTTTTCATAGTTACCTCTTAGTTAACAAGCCTTGAGTATAACACAGATTTAGTCCCCGCGCTTCTGCCTGCGCTGCTCTGAGTAGTCAGGACGTTTTTCTTTGTCCTTAGACTTACCGTATTCAGCAGGTGGTCGCTTCTTTGCATTCTGCATAGGAACTTTATAGTTGGAAAACATTTGGTACTTTCGTTAGTTATTGGTTAGACTCAAGAGATTCTGCTAGTTTAACTGCAGCTTCAAAGTGCAGATCAACCTCTACAGCATACTCTACGATACCTTTCGGATCAACAGAGTATACATTAAAAAGCTTCGGATCAGTTGGTGAACGACCGATAAGAAACGCAGCATTAGTAGGCGTACCTACATAATTTTCTTGCATATTTACTTACCTGAATTCAAAGCATTAGACACTGCAATTGCATCTTTCTGGAGATACTGCAGGCTGTGATCTTCGTAACGAACTGAATCGAATACTTTCCAGAAACCATTATTCCATTTGACGATAAATCTCATGTTTACTCCTTAATCATATTGTGAAAACGTGTCGCTATTTAACTGCTGTTCGTACATATCAGTGAAGCCAAGTTCTTCTACAAGTTCTTTTGCTTCATTATCTGAATAATATTGTACATCAAAATCTTCTGGCTGTGTAGTTTGTTTTTTCATCGTTCCAATACTGTGTAATATTTACGGGCAATTTCAAGGGGTTCTAGCAGGTTCAGATTGCGTAATTCTAGCTCAAAAACAGTGTACTCATGCAAGTGAATACAGGCAGTCATGATACTCTTTAGTGAAATCTGGGGTTCACCTTCACCAAGGATCAGAACAATGCCTAGTGCCATTGCGTTACGTACAGCATAACTAGGGTCATCTGAATTCATAACATCTTTAGGCATTTGTTCAAGCCACTGTGATATGACTGTCAGTTCAAACACACTGCAGGTTTCCATGAACTTGCTAACGGATAGATAACCTTCATTCATGATGTACTCTGCACCTTGTCTCACTAGATAATGCAAATCTGAGTTTGCAATAGCAGGTAACTCAGCAGAGAAAGAGTCAGTGTAGTTCATTTTTATTCCGATCAATAAAGACCTCACCTTTGTAGCCTGTCCAGAGAATATGTTTGTAATCCTGAGTTGGAGTCAGCTTTAACTTTGGGTGAGCCGGTGATAGATAGCAATCGTTATCTGCAGGGCTATAGATTCGTTTACGCATGGGTCTTTCAATGTGTACTCGAAACAACTTTTCAAAATGCACCTGATTACCTGCCTCAAGCTGCTCTTTCATAATAACAAAGAAAGTCTTGAGAACATCTTGCACTTCATACTTGTAGTATTCACTGCGTTCAGCCACCAAGGCAATCATGTTGTTTTGTGAAAGTACTTTACCTGACATAGAATTTACCGGTAAGCCATTCGTCGTGCAATTCTTGCGTAGTGTCAATTCCACGCTTTGTAAACTTGACAATATTCTTGTGATGGAAGTGAAGCTAAAGGTCGGACGTAAAAAATGTCCGACCTGATCCTTTCTGAACGATCATATACGATCCTTTCTTTTTAATGATTGATAAACTGTGGTATATTTTTTGTCAAGTATAACACAAATTTCGTCGATAGTTTTACCCTCTAAGTAGAGCTTTTTGGCTACAGGGTGCCAGATGCTAGCTTTCTCTTGTCTGGATATTTTATTCATATCGATTTTATCCCATTTACGATCAAGTACGGGTAATTTATAGTCAACGGCGATTTGTTTTAGTTCTTTAAGTTTAACACTGTTAGTTATTGAAGTAAAGGCATAACCACTATTATTTAGCCTGCTGCTTCCAAACATAATTTCTAGATTATGAAGCCAGCTTTGGTGACACTTGATACTTAGTTGTGCGTCTTTTCTGCCTTGCTGGAACTGAATTGAACCATCCCCGTCAATAAAACCTATAGTAACCCATTTAAGTTGCTCACTTGTTAAACTTGATAAGTCTATAGGTGTATAAGTTTTGTTGGATTCAATCTTATATGTTTCTTTTAGATATTTTACAGTAATTACATCCATTACTGACAGATATATTTTGTGGTATTGGCCGTGTTTATGCTTGATACTATTAACAGGTAAATTTAAAAAAGCGGCTAATTTTTCTAGGTGTTGTGAATCTTTGCCTGACAGTCCTATTTGAAGTCTATTGGTACTACTAAAATGACCGTCAGCAAAAAGAAACCCAAGCCAATAGAAAGACTCGGGTGTTTCGTTTAAAAGGTTGCGTAGTTTTTGAAATTTTGTATGGTTCATAATATTCTAGTTAAATATTAATTATACCATACACTGTCAACCCTTACTATCCGATGTAAACCAAGTTGTCATGTTACCATCCAATCAATTTAGAGAGTTCAGGCGTAAAGCCTTTAAAATATTTGCAGATAAGGTTCATAGCCTCAAGTTCTTCAGGTTCATTGACAGTACAAAACCTGTACCAACGTGCAAGAACTTCTTGGTTATCTTTGTTTGCTTCAATTGTACTAATAGTTGGTACTTGCATTACTTTTTCTCCTGATAATTCCCGCATAGATGCTTGATTACACCGATAAACGGACGTTGTTTCTCTGACCAGTTCTTTGTGCAGTCTTGCCAGAAGTGTTTACCGATTGTACCACAAGTATAGAACTTGCAGTTGTCGCATGATTTAGTCATCTAGCATAGCTTCCAAAATAATTCGGCGGGTTTGCTCTGGCAACGCAAGCCAGAAATCTTCCCTATAAATCTTAGGTAGAGTATAGCATACTTCTTTCCACATTTCCGGCATGCGCTCAGGAATTTTACCTGCCCACAGAGCAGTAGTATTTCCTTTGTTCAACCGCATAAGCATTTTCTTGCCAACATAGTACGGAGTCTTAAGTTTAGCTGGAGATACACAATCGTTGTCGAACTCATTATAGATCATAAAACCTTCACCACGGTCTTTTTCAGCAATGTGAAGGGCTTCTCCCAGAGTAACTTTGACGTACATACCAGATGGAATGAAAACACCCGTAACTTTATGGCGACGACCCAGAAAATGCAAACCATCGGCATCATCAACGATATGCGGATCAAACGTTTTATCTACCATTTCAAACAGGTAGGTAACATCTGAACGAACGAAGGTTTCACGGTCAAACCATTGCTGTACAAATGGGCGTGCAAACTCAACGTAATCACTTGAAAGACTACCTGTGGTTGACACCATAAGTTGACCATCAACTTTGCTTGCCGCAACCATATAGCCATTGTACTTTTTGTACATATATACAATACGGTCAGTGTGATCGTGCTGACTCCACCAATCATTCTCTAAGAAATTGAATGACTTACGTGGTGGCGCTTGTACTAGTTCACCAGTTGTATTGTTGTAGACATGCCCACGGCACTCTTTGATACCCGGAACATCATTCCAAAGGTAATTGAACATTACTTTTCGATGGTACTTAAAGATGCTGTAGGTGCCATCGGTCTTTACCGTAGCGTAACCGTCAGCAACCAGTTTGTTCATTTGTCGAAAATCGTTAAACACATTAACCCCTTGAAATAAAGTACAAACCTACATTAGAGAATGCATAACCTGCAAAGATTATAGCAGTATTATACTCGCCTTTGAACAAGTTTTCACCCGCGATGTATGCGTAGATAACACCTACGAAAGCAATCAGCCATGAACTCATCTTACCACCTTTCTGTAATCACTAGGCCAGCACACTGCCCGCAGTTAAAGCCCTTGGCACCGTCAGGACCACCGCCATAGTCTTTGCCGTTCCATAGCGTGCGTACTTCGCTAGGAGTATACTCGTTAATAGCTCCGCAGATACGGCAGGTAATCCGCTTATACACGCCGGGGTCTTGTCCAATTACTTTAGGCATATTGTACCTCAAGTTTGCTTCATACGTTGGGCACCTGAAAGCGAACCTTCAAGAAACCCCACCCATGCCCAAGCTACGATAGGGTCTGTATAACTCCGACCAGTTTCATCGCGGGTAAATTTACGCATACCATATTTAGTGTACATAATATCTTCAAAAAATGCGCGAGTTAGCAGGGTTTGTTCTTCAACTGTTGTCATATTGTATCTCACAAAAAGTAAATTAGGGCATTAATGCCGATTGCCAGCACAAGTAGAAAAATTCGGGTATGAATTGCATCTTTACGCCGTTCTTCTTTAGTTCTATAGTAGCTGTCTCCGCAATATCCACCCATTATTTATTCTCCTGTTGTGTCATGTTGATCTACCTTTATTCCTAGTTGCGAGAGCATCAGTATACCAGAATTATCCCTATACAAGTCTTTGTAGACTACTCGGGTAATCCCCACTTGCTTCATGAGAACAGCGCATGGCACACAAGGGCTAAGACTGACGTAAGCGCAGGCACCCATGAGACTAACGCCGGTACGAGCACTGGCAGCGATAGCGTTGCTTTCTGCATGTACAACACAATCCAAAGTGACGAGAGTTCCATCGTTTAATTCCTTTTCACAGTTGTTATCTAGACCAGAGGCTGTGCCGTTATACCCACATAATAGAGTAAACTGTGGGGTAACTATACAGCAACCAACTTTTGCTCTCCGCGCTTTCGAAAGTTTGGCGTGAAGTAGAGCAACGCCCATATATGCACTATCTAAATCTCTTTGGGAAGCCATTGTAAAGATTCCTTTCGAAACTGGTGCGCCAGTGCGAATGCTTCAATAATACCATACTTTTTATCGAAAAGTACTTGCACTTCTTTTTAACGGCCTCTTTTTCATGATAAATGCAACAAGCATAGTAATTTACTTTATTAAATATAACCTGATACACGCCGCAATTATGTTTTAACTGTTTAGAAGATTTCAGTTGATTCACTTTTTGCGTGACTAATTCAAGATTACTTATCTGATTGCAACTTGGCTTTAAATTGATATGATTTATCACTAATTCATCGTCCATGTTAAAAGTTGAATTAAAAAGCTTGTAGACTATTCGGTGACAAGCATATTTTTTACCTTTTAATTGGACTCTAAAATAGCCTTTCTTATCTAGGCTACCCGCAGGCTCATTTTCAGTTCTTTTGTTTTGCCCATTACCAAAAGTAATCCTCCATCGCAAGCAAGATGGGGAACTTTCATCATAATATAGGAAATCAGAGAAGTTTAAATTACTCATATTACTCTGCGAATCCACCGGGAACGTGCTTTCCATTTTTACAGGTGCCGTTCACATGCCCAATTGCATGAGAGTATACAACAGCAAGTGTACTCTGCATTTCGATACAACGTAGAGCCATTAGTTCATATTCGTAATCATGAACTTTCTGGTATATGCACCCGCTCAGTGAGATTGCCAGAATCATCAAGGTAATAAATTTCATTGTTCGGCCCTTTAATATAACAATTAGTATAATACTTGGAAGTGCAAGCATTTTTTAGTGCATTTGTTGCATCACGAAGTGTAGCATAGTTTCCTTGTTTACGAGGTTTTTTATTTGTAATTAAACTTAAAAAATTCCAAGTAAGCCAAAGTTCATAAAATTTCTTTTTCTTTGCGTGGCTGCTAACCGGGCGTTGATCGACAATACCCCTGCGTTTCTGCTTGGATTTCTCTGATTCTTCTTTGTAGTCACTCATGATATATGTTACCAGTTCTTTTTGACGTTTTCTGTTGTAGGTGGTGGTGTTATTTTTGTACGAAAATATACTCCGCTTGCACCGCAGTATCCGGCAGATTCCTCCCCTGTTCGCTCATTTTCAGCGTCACGAACATAACCTACAAGTGGTTCGCCAGTAACCAGATTGTAGTGTGAAGATTGTTCACGCATGCAATCGTGCCGTGTACGTTTATATTCTTCCCTTGCTTGATAAAACTTACAGTTAACGCAAAAGTTCATAGTCTATACTCCACAACAAATTTAGATTGATCGGTGTATTGTACCACTTTTACACCATATGCTTTAATCGCTTCTTCACACACAGGGCAAGGCTTGGCACATGCTTCAGTACCATCTGTGTTATATCGCTCAATCTGCAAAGTATGCACTGTCGTATCTCCTGCACGAATCAACGCAAGTACTTCTGCATGCAAATATAGTTTATCTTTAAGATTAACCTTGGATGCAAAGTGTAGCATCAACGGGTGAGTCTTATTGTAATTGTTCTCTGCAATAGAGATAGGCCGACCTTTCTTATCGAAGGTTTTAGCCGTGATCTTATAGCGTTTACGACTCATACTGCCTTTGACTTAGGGATTGAATTACGTGCAGACTCTTCAGACGGAAATTGACAGTAATTTTTGGCATTCATGCTGGTCCACCACCAAACATCACCATTATTACTCATGTATCTGTAACCAAAAGGGGTAAGTTTACGAATATACCACGTATCCCCTACATTATGCAGATGTACTTTAAATTTACTGAAGAAGTTCATTTAGTTTTCCAGTTACAGTGAATGTCATTACGAAAGATTACACAAATTGTACCATCAGAAAGTACTTTTTCTTGTGGCGGATTCATCATTTCTGGTTCCTCTCGTTTACCGCAACCAATAAGGGTTACTGCCAAGAGTACCGACATAATCACTAGTTTCATTTTCCATCCTTAATGTAAGATTCACAGATTTTCCAGATAACTGCAGGATGATTCTGCAGCCAAGGGTTAGAACCATCTTTCATACCCCACCACAGATTATACCTGATATCTGATTCAGCTTCACCGAAATAACTACGAGGGATCAAGAGCGTGTTTACGTCCTTGATATCCCCTGTAATTTCGTACAGTGCACGATGAGTCATCGCTGAGTTTTGATCTTAGAGATAATACTGTTCAGACGCTTTTGTTGAACTTTAGCTTTCTTCAGTGCAGTGCGAATCTGGTTCAATGCGCGAAATGCATCACGACCTTCTTCAGTTTCTTTGTCGGATTCCCGCCACGCCATACCTTCGATTTGCTTGGTTGCACGCGCAGCTTGCTGAAGTGTAGAACTGGTGCCAGCAAGCATACGCAGCAGAAAGTTGATTTCATCGCCGGTTAGAGCCTGTGGGTTACGTTGTTTGACCTTGCGAAGTTTAGGCCATTTGATATCTTTAATTTCCATGAGTTTTCTCCTTAAATAGAACAGGGGTTTGGGCACTTTCGTTGAAGGCTGCTTTTACACCAGCTTCAAAGAAGATTTTAGCATACTCTGACACAAGACGGTTAACTGGATTGTCATCTTGAGGAATATTATGATGAACCAAGAGTTGTTTGAAAGCTTTTTCGTACATCATTCGTAAGAACTCCTGTGGGTTGGAATAGAAATCGAGTCAGTTGTGAATGGCTGATCGTCACCATGAAACTGCAGTTTTACTACAATACGATTTTCACAATTAATGTCAAGAGCTACAAACATATTATCCTTGATAAACTGCTTGAGTTCATCTGCATTAAAAGTCATTGGTTCACTCATCTTTATCTCCATTTAAATCAATCACGGCTTGCAATGAATCTAAGCCAGTACGACTTAGGGCTTTACCTACGTAAATACTCATCTTATCTTCTTCAATTGCACACATCCAGATTTCGTGTAGTGCAGTGGCAAGTATAGCGAGTTTCTGACGGTCAGTCAACAGCAAGTGATCTTTATATTTGTCACCCCAAGCAAACTGAGCGCGCACAGCAGTACGCAACTCTGCCTGTAACTCTTTAGTGATTAGCGGTATAGTCATTTCTTAACAGTATGCTGCAGTGCCGTATTTATCAAGTTCGGCAGCTTTACGGCCCATAACAAGGATCGCATTTACTGCACATTGCATTCCATTTTCAGGTCCATGCGTCCAACCGGGTGCTACCTGATCTAGTACGTCACATACAGCAAGCCAAGCGTCTGCTTGTTGTTCTATACTAGATTTAGACTCAAATTTTGACATATAAACTCCTATAAATTAACGAAACTTGGTTAAACAGCGGACATTATACAACATTTTTAGGTCTTGTCCCGAAAGATTGCCAGAATATGCTGTGAAGATAAAATCACGGTTCAATTGTTTGATTGTACGGCAGTTCTCATTTGTACAAACACTATCTTCGGTCAAACTTAGAACACGTTCAAGCGTCACGCCTCTATCTCTCGCAGATGCAATCGACAAGGAAAAGTCTGACATTTTATAGCAGAATTCCGTTGGAGAGACAGCAGTTGCAGGCGCTGGTGAACAGGACAAAATTATCAATGAAGCATACAAAGTTAACAGGTGTTTCATGCAGAATTCCTTTCAAATAAACCGAAGTATAACACAGATATACTGAAATTGTAGAGAGTCTTAACGACTTCAACTAGTAGCACTGAAAGTTATACTGACGTATATACTTAAAGTATACTGAAAGTTTAACGTAGAGTACTTAAGTTTTCTAAGCAACAATAGCACAGCCTTTTAGGAGAAGTACAAAAGTACTAATCCCAAGAGGTCGGCTATCGGGTTTTCTGAAGTATCCCGTCCTGTATTACCTGAGTTATTCACTCAGCCTTTTACTTTACAGCGAATCTGGTGTATACTCCACCCCAGACACAGATAAGCAGCGGATTTTGGTCAATGGCACAGACCCCGAGTGTTTACACTTGCAGAGGGGAGATTTCGTGAACCCCATATGTAACCTGCTGTCCAGCAAGCCCTACTGCCTCGATACGCTTAGAAACGAGATTGTAGCACACAAATTTAAACTGTCAAGGAAAATATGCAAAAAGAACCTAAACTACTCCCGTGTCCCTTCTGCGGTGGGACTGACATGGGACTGAACGTAGACCGAAAAGCCGGTACTGGCTGGCATCGCGGGGAAGACATTTGGTATATGAACTGTCTGACTTGTGGTGTACAATTTCCGGGTATGTACGCGGAATATGGTAGAAAATCTTTGATCGAACGCTGGAACAAGCGTGCACATTGATACACATTCTGTTACAATTCTCTATAGACCCTTTTAAGAAAAAGGGTGTTAGACTTTGAGCATCCAACCAACATAGGAACCCAGAATGAAAATCAGCCTTACTCGTACCCAACGTGAAGAAATCTTTGAGAAGCTTGACATTGTGAGTGACGATGAACATTTGCAGGCGTTCTACAAAGTAACTGAAGAAGAAGTAAAAGTACTAAAGAATGTTTTCGTGGATCACCGCATGCCTGCTCTTGTGGTAGAATTTAAGGATAAGTACGTTGAGTTGATTGTGGGTGAACTGGAAAATGTAGTTGAAATTGCTGACTACAATATTGCTACTGGTGACGGCGAGTCAAGAAAAGTTTGGATAAGCTATAAGCGTAGTATGCTTAACGCTATCAAAAAGCTTGGGGGTTGACATGCTTTCATCTGGTTACACTTGGGTAATCCTCATGGTGTTGCATTCTGGCGGAACTCTGGTACACTACACTCCAGTTGGAACGACAGAGCAGCAGTGCAAAAATATTGCGACGTATGCCCCCGTTGAACTTCGAAAAGAAGTAAAATACGCAAGGTGTGTACCAAAGCAACCACAAATTTAAGGAGAATAATATGAATTATTGGGAACGTTATAAAGATATCAATGTTCTAGTTGGTAAAACCATTACAGAACTTGAAGGTATGCACAGTGGAAGTGAACGCATTAGTATCGTATGTCAAGATGGATCGCGTTTTGAAATGTACCATGAGCAAGACTGCTGCGAGAGTGTATACTTGTATGATGTGGCAGGTGATCCTGTTGATATCGTAGGCGAAGAAATCCTAGAGGCATATTCTAGTTCTGACACTGCAACCGATGTAAGTGAATCTGGAACGTGGACCTTCTACAATATCCGCACGCGCATTGGTGGTGTCAACCTTCGCTGGCTTGGCACATCTAATGGTTATTACTCTGAGGGTGTATCTTTTGTTCAACAGGAGAATGTACAATGAAGTGGTATTTTGTAATCCTCTTTTTTGCTGTGCTTTCTTGTATTGCAATTGTACTTGGGCCTATGCCATGAACACTAAATTTGTGTACACTATGGTTTACATTGATAACAATCAGGAACTAAAAACTGAAACTTTTATCTGTAATGACGAAAATCCTTGGCTGTATATCTGGGAAGTCTTCTCTGTAGATCAATATCAGGGTGCACTTGTGTATAATGGTATGGATATTTCAGTGGTGCACTGATGGAAGCCTTTCTAATTTATTTCTTTTACCTTGGAGTAGCTGGCGTGGCACTATCTGTAGTGTACGTCCTAGCTTTACTGTGGTATATTCTTGCATATTGGAAGGAAGCATAATGAAAGTTTATATTTTACTCTTCAGTGAAGATTATGAAGGCGATTACATTATTGGTGTATATCGGTCCAAACAAAAAGCAGAGCAACTGGCAGAAAAAGAAAACAAGAAAATATCGGCCTTTAATAAACCATACCAGAAATATGTTGTTGTTGAAAAGGATGTACTATAATGTCAGACGTAGAAAAATTCTTTTATGCCACCCAAGAGAAACTTGGTGGTAACCTGCAGTGGACTGACCTTAACCCACAGACACAGCATATGTATATCCAAGCTATTAACCTAATTAAGAACGTAGGAGAGGCACGCAAATGACACTTCAAGAAGAACTCCGGGAGTACTGCGTTAAACTGCAGTCAAAGCCACTTACATTAAGCGATTGTATTCCTTTATTGAAACGTGCAGCGGATATGCTGGATGCTAAAGATCAGAATATTGCATATCTTGAACAAGAGTGTGGAGATTTAGCGCGTGACTTATCGTATGCTGAAGGACAAATTGAAAGCTATCGTAGCTATGATTAAAACCACATATCACTTCAAACCTAACGGGCATTGGAACGTAGTTACACCGCAAGTTTATTTGGTGTTGTCTAGGTTTTATTCAGAAGACTTTTTGAAAGAGGTACAAGAGTGACATTTAAACCAATGCTGGCAAAAGACTGGACTGAATCTAAAGTTAAGTTTCCTTGCATTATTCAACCTAAGATTGATGGTGTACGGGCAATTAACCGCAATGGCAAGTTGCTTGGCCGTAGCCTTAAGCCACATGAAAACCGCCATGTTACTAGACTATTCTCAGAGCCGGAATTCCACGGGTTTGATGGTGAAATGATTATTGGTATGGATTCAACCATTCCAGACCTTTGCCGGTTGACTTCTGGTGCTATGCGCCGTCATGATAGCGTCGATGATTATACTTGGTATGTCTTCGATTACGTTACGGAAAAGACTGAAGGTCTTCCTTACGTGCAACGTATGCAGATGCTTGATGACTATGCCGATTCCCTTCCTAGTGAATTGACACAAAATATCGAAATTATTCGTAGTGAACTTGTGTTCAATACCGAAGAACTTAATGAAGCTGATACTCTACACCTTGATCTGGGTTATGAAGGTTCAATTATTCGTGATCCCGCTAGTGTATACAAGCATGGCCGATCAGATGGTAAGATGCAAGTATGGCGCATCAAGCGTTTCATTGATGCAGAATTCCTGATTGAAAAGATCGTTGAAGGTCAACACAATGCAAACGAAGCTAAGACGAATGAGCTTGGACGTACCGAGCGTAGTACTAATATGGAAAACATGCAGCCAAACGGTCTTGTAGGCTCGTTGGAAGGCTCGTTGCTAGCTGACGTACTAGACCCGCAGACAGACGCTGTAATCATCCCCAAAGGCACATACATTACTGTATCACCCGGTAATATGGATCATGCTATGCGGGAGCATTACTTTAGGAATCAAAAGGAATTGCTACAGCAGATTGGTAAATTCAAGTTGTTTCCAAAGGGCACTAAAGAAAAGCCACGGTTCCCTACGTTTATTTCAATTAGATCAAAAGAGGATATGTCAGCATGAAAACAATCGTGCATGTAAACCAACACGTCATCAAGGCTAACCGTCAGCTAGGTCAGAATAACCCCGTACTTACTGTAAAGACCTACAAGAGTAACGAGTATGCTCATGAGGTTATTATCCACGGCCCAAGCAAAATGGTGTATAGTCCTGATAAGCCTCTGAGTTGTGGGGCGCATGTGTGGTGTGAAACTGAATCTATTGTGGAGATTGTAAAATGAAAATAACTTGGTTAAGCCCTAGATTTTTCCGACATGCAGGTGTATACTTGCACTGGAACAACAAACGATACCGTATATTCAAAGTAGGAGAACAGTAATGAGTGAACGTGAACTAGCAACTATCCGTACCATCGCCGAAGTACAGCCGATTCCCGGTGCAGATAAAATCTGTGCATACCGTGTTGACGGTTGGTGGGTCGTGGATCAAGTCGGTAAATACGAAGTAGGCTCGTTGGTAACATATTTAGAAGTGGACTCTTGGGTACCACATAGTATTGCACCATTCCTGACAAAGCCTGACCGTGATCCTATGGTGTATCAAGAGATTCAAGGCCAGCGTCTACGCACGATTAAACTCAAGGGGCAGTTGTCTCAGGGTCTGCTGTTGCCTACTCAAGAATACGATGGTGATACGGCAGTTATTCGTGCTGATGGCGCTTTGCGTTATGTTAAAGATGGTGATGACATGACAGATTTCCTTGGCATTCTCAAATGGGAAAAGCCAATGAACGCTCAACTTGCCGGTCTAGCTAAGGGTAATTTCCCTAGTTTCATTCGCAAGACAGATCAGCCACGTATCCAGAATATGACCCGGCAGTTTCAAGCTTGGCAGGAACACGGGGATGAATGGTTTGTGTCAGAGAAAATGGATGGTAGTTCTATGACAGTGTACTTCAGTCACGGTGAAGTTGAAGAAATGGACCTGCACGGGGTATGTAGCCGGAATCTTGATCTAAAGCAAACCGAAGGTAACTCTTTCTGGATTGCAGCGATTGAACTTGATTTACACAATAAGATCATGAAAGATGGTCGTTCGTTGGCCATCCAAGGTGAATTGTGTGGACCGGGCATCCAAGGTAATCAATATGGGTTCGATAAACTACGGTTTTTCTGTTATGATATCTTTGACATTGACAGGCAAGAATATTTATTGCAGCCAGAAGTAATCCAGTTCTGTGCAGAGCATAATATTCCAATGGTACCGCTGCTTCCAAACATGAAACTATCCGACAGTGATACTATTGCATCTATTTTAAAGTTTGCTGAAGGTAAATCAACTTACGGTAACAAACCAAGAGAGGGTCTTGTCTTTAAACATGCTGTAATGCACGATGTTTCTTGGAAAGCAATTTCGGATTCTTGGTTATTGAAAAATGAGTGACGGTTGGACAGCCTTAGTCACAGAGAAGCCAGCTTATTACAAAGATTTAACACAGATACCTACCCACGGTATCTCGTTGTTAACTGGCGAACAAGTTGAAGTAAACCAAGTGCCCCTGTCCGAGTACATCGCATGGGGTGCACGCTTTGACTATTCATTAGATATGTACGTTATTTAAAGGATAATATGACATATGAACAAATTGTAGAACGTAAACGCAAGCTAATTAAAAAGCACCAAACTGAATTAACAGAGTTACTTAAAGAGTGCCCACACACAAATATCGAATTGAAAAATCAGTACTATACTAGCACTTATTATGATCCATCATATACAGAGTATTGGAACGAATGTACATGCTGTCATGAACGTGGGCCTGTAACAACATCAAAAGGGGGTTATGGCTGAATTTATTAAACACATTGCGTGCGAGAAATGCGGTAGCTCAGATGGTTGTGCAGTATACGCTGATGATAGTACGTATTGCTTTTCCTGTGAGAAAGCTACCAGAGTTAAACCAGATAAACCAGAACCGAAAGTACGATCTAGTGCATTCGTTCAGGATCAACCAAAGAAGGACACCAAATTGAAGGAAAGTATTACACAAGAAAAAGCAGAAGAGATTAAAGGCTTCACTGCATTTGATAACTCAGGTTACCGTGGAATTACTAAAGCAACTAATCAGTTCTTTGGTGTTCGCTATGCATACAACGACAAGGAAGAAATCGAAGAAGTATATTACCCTATTACCCGTGACGGTGAATTAGCTGGCTACAAGCTGCGTGAAATCCCAAAGATTTTCTCTGCAATTGGCGCTACAGGTAACGACTGTGATCTATTCGGTGCATTCAGGTTTCAAGCTGGTGGTAAATATCTGTTGATCGTTGAAGGTGAACACGATGCAATGGCAGGTTACCAGATGCTCAAGGATTATAACGAGTCAAAGAATAGCCCGTTCGTCACCGCTGTAGTCTCTATCACGACAGGTGCGGCTAACCCTACGAAGCAACTCCAAGCTAACTATGATTTCATTAATAGTTTTGAGATTGTTATCTTAGGGTTTGACTCTGACAAGGTAGGCCAAGAGGCTATGGATAAGGTTATGAACTGTCTGCCAAAGGGTAAGGTGCGTGTAGCCAAGTGGACACGATTCAAAGACCCTAACGAGTATCTTGAAAAGAATGCAGCGGCTCATTTCATTATGGACTTCTACAATGCCAAGGCGTTTATCCCTGCTGGTGTTGTCTCAAGTTCAGAATTGTATGATAAAATTCGTCAGCAATCTATCATTGAAAAAGTTACGTTACCTCCTTTTGCGTTTAAGCTACAGGAAATGCTTGGTGGTGGATTAACCCTTGGACACATTTATAACCTAGCAGCACAAACAGGTGCAGGTAAAACTTCAGTGGTCAATGAGTTTATTTACTACTGGATTTTCAATAGCCCGCATATGATTGGCGTGGTGTCTATGGAATTGAATGCAGGTCAATACGGTGAAGCACTATTGAGTAGACACATTGAACAGAAACTCGCAAGGTTATCTGTAGAAGAAAAAGGTGTAATGCTTGATAGTTCTGCAGTGATTAAGAAAGGACAAGAGCTATTCTTACGTGAAGATGGAACACCGAGATTCTATTTAGTTGAAGACCGCGATGGAACTGTAGAGCAATTGCAAGATACAATTGAAGAAATGGTTATTAGTTCTGGCGTTAAGATCGTAGTACTGGACGTACTTCAAGATATTCTTGAGGGTATTTCCAACGAAGATCAAGGGTTATTCATGAAGTGGTGTAAATCTATGATTAAATCTCACGGTGTATCTTTCGTTCTGATTAATCACATGCGTAAGACTTCTGGTGGAACCAATACTTCAACTGTAACTGAAGACGATATTCACGGTTCATCTACCATTATGAAATCTGCTAGTGCCAACATCTTGTTAAAGAGAGATAAAGCTGCAGAAGATGATGTAGACCGCAATACAACGGAAGTTATCTTGTCAAAGAACCGCCTACTAGGTGAGACAGGGCCAGCAGGAAAGTGGTACTATGACAAGGTGTCTCACGTTATGCACGACTTTGATACGTATTTTGAAACACATGAGAGGCCAACACCAAAGCTTCCGCAAGGGCCAGCAGGTAGTGAATTTTAAGGAGTAATTAATGGTATTCGGTAAGGGAATTTCAGATTTGAATAGTGAATTACCCTCTTACGGTCAATGGTACAGCATCATGCGTAGAAGCTACAGTGCAGTTTGGCACAAGCAAAAACCTACATATATTGGGGTACAAGTTGGCAGTAAGTGGTGGACACATTCTAATTTCGATGCATGGTATCAAGAAAATAACATTGAAGGGTGGGAGCTAGATAAAGATTTGTTAGCTCCAGAACTTCGTATGTATTCTGAGGATACTTGTGTGTACCTGCCGGGTATCATTAACACTGCACTAACTGAAAAGAAAGACGTTAATGGATTACCGTTTGGTGTGTCCTACAAGACAGCCAATAAAAAATATGTAGCTCAGTTGTCTGTTCATACACCGCAAGGACGAACAACAAAGCATTTACTTATCGATGCAGACCCTATGAAATGCTTTGAAGTATATGCCGCAGCTAAAAGAAAGTACGTACAAGGTTTAGCAGAAGAGTACAAAAGTAAACTTCATCCAAAAGCATATAACAAATTAGTTAACTTTGAAGTTAAGCTGAAGTAAATTAGGGAGCCTTCGGGTTCCCTTTTTCATTGGTGCTGTGGTACAATGTAAGGTTACTCACAAGGAGAATTATGCTTGAACTACAAAGAATAAAACGAACAGACCCGAGAATCCTAGCTAATATGCAGAATCACTACTCACAACCAAAGGGTTTTGTAGGGAGAAACTTATGCTATGCTGTAGTATTTAACGGTATGTACTACGGTGCGATTGTTGGTGGAAGTGCAACTTTGCATTTACCAAATCGACACGAATATTTTGGCACAACAAAACAACAGTTAAATAACATCGTTAATAACATCTTTTATCATGTAGAACCAATTGACGGTAAATACCCTAAAAGAAATTTTACACAGTTTGTACTGAATTCTTTTGTTGAGCGTGTATGCAAAGATTGGCAGGAAAAATACGGTGATGTAGTTCTTGGTATTGAAACCCTAGTAGAAAAACCGCGTACTGGTGAATTATACCTGAGAAGTGGCTTTGAAATTGTAGGTGAAACCACAGGATATACTTGTAAAAGAACTTCAGGTAATGGAACAGATGGATGGACCGGAAAGAGAATTTGGGATACAATCAACCTAAGACCGAAAATTGTACTTTGTAAGAAGATAGGATAATATGAGACTAGTTATTGACATTGAAGCGAACAATCTACTGCAGCCTTCCCTAGATTATTCCGTCCTACCATACAGATTAAAACCCGAGTATACAATTCATTGTATTGTCGTCCGTAATATTGATACTAACGCAGTCAAATCATTGGTACAGGAGCAGTGTACTCGTGAGAATCTGACGAAAGCCCTTAAGGGTTGTACTGAAATTGTAGGGCACAATCTCGTAGGCTTTGACTTGCCTATTCTAATGCTGCGTGATCTTCTGGATTACCGTGTAGGTTATCCGGGTGAACCTTCATTCCTCAACGGGGAACCGTGCGAGATTACGGATACTTTACTCTGGTCTAAGTTGCTTAATGCTGATAGATTCAATGGGCACTCACTTGATGCTTGGGGTAAGCGTCTGGGTGTATTCAAAGGTAATTACAAGCAATGGGAAGTATACACCCCAGAAATGCTGGAGTATTGCATTCAGGATACAAACGTAACTGTGTCTGTTTATGATGCATTAATTGGCGAACAAGGCACTAACAATTGGGATCGTGCATACAGCATGGAAGTTAAGTTATCTGACCTGACATTACGCCAAGAGTTGTTTGGATTTGATTTCGACGTACAATTAGCTGAGAAGAACATTCAGGAATTGACTGAGCTAATGCAAGGTTTTGCTGACAGGGTTAATCCTCTGTTGCCACTCAAGCCAATGACCAAAGGTAAGCTGCACGATTACACACCACCTAAAATTCAATTGAAGAAAGATGGTACGTTATCTGCGGTTATGCAGAAGTTCATTGCCAAGCACAACATGCAGTATATCGATTGGCTGAATGAAGTTACCTACGAAGGTAAATCATATACGCTACCTTTTGATGAACCTCTACGTACAATGGAAGAGGCAACCATTGAAGATATTGATACTGTTAAGGCGTATCTAATGGGTTTAGGTTGGGTGCCAACTGAAGTTAAGGAACGTGATCTTGTAAAAAACATCAATAAGACCAAGAAGACTTATCCAGAAATCGTAGAAACAATTGAACGTTACGTAGAGCAAACCCGCACTTCACAATTCAGGGAACTACGTCTGGATATGATTGGTTGCACGATGGAACAACTAAGAGATTTCCTAGTTGCCAAGATTGATAAGACAAAGCCTATCTATGTTCCTACTACACCTAAACTGACAATTGGACTTGAAAAGGAAATCTGCCCTAACCTGATTGAATTGGGAGAGAAAGCCGAGTTCGTTCAGGACGTTGTACATTACTATACATATAGGCACCGTAAGAATTCCATTGCAGGTGGTGTGCTAGATGAAGATGGAGAGCCAATTACAGGCTTCATGTCAGCCGTTCGTGAAGATGGTCGTATACCCACACCCGCAGACACTCTAGGAGCTAATACAGGCCGTTACAGGCACAAGGTAGTGTGCAATGTACCGCGTGTTACTTCACTGTACGGTGAACAAATGCGTAATCTATTCCGAGCAGGTAAGGGCTTGTGGCAATTAGGTTATGACTTCGCTTCATTGGAAGCAAGGGTAATGGGTCATTATGTATTGCCGTATACAGATGGTATGGATTTAGCTGCTGCTCTTATTGCAGAGAAGCCTAATGACATTCACAGTATTAACGCACGTAAATTGGGAATTGATCGAAGTTCAGCCAAGAGTTTCAGCTATGCAGCTATTTATGGTGCACAACCTAAGAAACTTGCAAAGATGCTTGGTATCTCTGAGAGTGAAGCTAAGAAACTATTCAATGATTATTGGGATGCTGTACCTGCGTTGAAAGAACTAAAAGAGCGTGTAGAATATGCATGGGAGAAATCAGGTAAGACAACTATTCCGGGATTGGATGGTAGACTATTGAATACCCGTAGTAAACACAGTTTGATTAACGTACTCTTTCAGTCTGGTGGTGCGATCTGCGCTAAGTGGGCAGCGGTGCGATTGGCTCAAGCTATGGAGCGTGAAGGTATCTTAGGTGATCCCTTTGTACACACCAAGGAAGACAAGAAAGTGTGGTGGATGATTCACGTTCACGATGAACAGCAAATGGCAATTCACCCTAAGCTATTAGAAGTTAAAGTATACGAGACTGAAGAAGAGGCTAAGGCCAATCGTAAAGATACATCTGGTGCTATTGGGCATGGAAGTAAGGGCTACTATACAACTGGCCGTACATTACCTATCGAGTGTATTGCTGAAGGGATTCAAACTGCAGTTACCGAATTGAAACTTCGCGTTGATCTGGGGTTTGAATATATTTCTGGATTAACATGGAGTGCTTGTCATTAATGGAAAAACCTATCTATTATTATGGATTATTTACTGGCGTAACTGTCAGAGAAGATGGTAGCGTCTTTAGGGATGGTCAACCAATTAAGGTATATTCTAGTGGCTCAGGTTATCTAACTATCGGTTTATGCTCAGGACTAACTAAGCAGGGGAAGCACACAACAATAAGAAAGTATGTCCATAGGCTTGTTGCTGAAGCGTTCCTAGATAATCCCGACAATCTTCCTCAAGTAAATCACAAGGATGGAAATAAGGGGAATAATAGTGTCAGCAACTTAGAGTGGGTAACGAGGTCTAGAAACATACGTCACGGACACGAGCAAGGACTAAACGCAAAAAGAAAGACCATACAGCCTGTAAGGTTAACCGAAGAAGAGGTCATTCAGTGCTACACTAGGTACTTACAAGGCGAACAGATACAGGTTATAGCAGCAAGTATGCAGAAACCTCGTACTACAATAAGTAGTGTTATCAACAAGAGAAGCCACGTAAAATTAACTAACTCTTTAGAAGGAACATAAATGAAACTGCAGCAAACGACGCAAGACCTAGAGATTAGTGGTGACGAAGAAACGTCAACCTTTAGTATTGCGATGAACGGTAAAGCTTTCCGAGTACTTTCCGACACTTTGTACCAGAATAAAATCGGTAGCATCGTTCGTGAAATCTCTTGCAATGCCTATGACGCGCACGTTGCTGCAGGCAAACCTGATGTTCCTTTTGAGATTCATCTACCTGATGCATTTGAGCCTTGGTTCTCTGTGAAGGACTACGGGCTGGGTCTTACTCGCAATGCAATCAAGACTGTGTTCACGCAGTACTTCAATAGCACCAAAGAAGATAACAATGACGCAATCGGTGCGTTCGGTCTGGGCGCTAAAACTCCGTTTAGTTACACAGATCAATTCACTGTAACCTCTATTGTTGACGGTGAAAAAACTATCTGGACTGCTTACATTGGTAAATCCGGTGTGCCTGATATCTCTGTGATGTACGCAGAGACTTCTGACGAACCAACTGGCGTTGAAATCAAAATGTCAGTTAAGCGTGAAGACTTCAGTACTTTCCGCAGTGAAGTTAGTGGTCAATTGCAGTTCTTTAAAGTTAAGCCTGCATTTACTAACGGTACTGCCGACTTTGCAACGTTCACTTGCATTGACGAAACCCCAGACTATCGTATGTATAGTTTTGGTAGTGGCGTAACCATCGTGCAAGGTAACGTAGGCTACCCTATGATTATTAAGAACCTGCAAGGTAAAATCTCTAATGATCTTTACGAGTTTCTTGGTAAGCTGGCACAAAAGAAAATTGATTTGCTGTTCAGCATCGGTGAAATCGGTGTGACTGCTTCCCGTGAAGGCGTGGAATACAATCAGACAACCGTTAAGAACATTGAAGCTAAACTTGAAGTTGTCCTAGATCAATTGAAGAAAGGCACTCAGGCTGAAATCGACGCATTGAATACTGAATGGGAAAAGGCGATTCATCTTCAAGCTAAGAGTTCATTGCACCAGTCAATGTTTCCTAGCGTGCGACTGTTCTATCAAACTCAGGAACTCACTTTCAATACAACTACCCGTATGACGGTTGGTTGGTTTGAGCGTCGTTGGCGTTACCCTAAGAAATTGAAAAGCCATTTGCCAAGTGTTATCCACGCAGATAAAAACGCAGTGGTAATCTTCAAAGATGTGTCTACGTTGCTTACTCGCAAACTGAATTACATTCTGGATACACAGCCTAATGTACATAGCATTTACGTGTATAGTTCTGAACAAAACAGTGCAAGTGATCTGAGTCGTGTACTTGGTGGTGTAACTGTAATTAAAGCTTCTGAGATTATCTTGCCGAAAACCCTACGTACCAAAACAGGTACGATGGGTCCACGTAAGCGTTACTTCGAAGTTGAAGATGGAGTATGGGAACCCCGGTTTGAAAATCTTAGTGAAATCGATGAACAGACTGCTTACACTGTAGTAGACCGCCTTGCTGACACCGAAAGTATTCCTTATAACTACAAAGTACTGAGTGAACTACAAGCTGTGATCCCTTTGGTTATGGTGCGTGAGTCCGACCTTGAATTTATTGAGAATAGCTCTTTGTTTGTTCCTGTAGAAAAGTACACCGAAAGCCAGAAAAGCAGGTATAATGCTCGTATGTGCCGTCCACTACACATCAAACGGACAATCGACGCAGCCAAAAGTGTAGTAGCCCCACAGGTGTATGCCAAAATGATTACTATCGTGAGTATGCTTCCAGAAGATCACGCAGTTTCTGTATACTTCAAGAAGATTTTCGACTATAATCTGATCGGTATTACGCAGAAAGTTGACACTGCCATGAAAATTGCTGGTTTGCTTGATCTTGAATTCGAAGGTCTGGTAAACAAAAGAGTTGTCAAGGTTGTAAATAATCGTTACGCTGCACTGGAAGAACAATTTCCTGTGCTACAATGGATGAAAGATTGGGGCTTCCGCGAACGCACTCCCAATTCACAACTGGTCAAGGCGTTCGTTGCATTTAGCAAACTTTAAAAAGGAAATCAAATGAAATACATTCTAGGTTCAGACAGTATCACCGTGTACCACAAAGGTGTACCTTACTCTATCAATAAGCAAGCACCTACTTTTGGGATGGTGCTGGATGCCGTAAAGAATAACGATGAAGCTGCGTTGGAAGCTGCCGTCAATATTCGTAAGAGCATTACTGATAAACTTTCAACCACTAGCGCAAACGTGCGGATTGACGGCAACAAAATCATGCACGGTACCCGTGAAATCACTGGCCTAATCTCTACCCGTATCTTTGAAGTGATCCGTCTGGGTCTGTCAGTTGAGCCTATGATTAAATTCCTAGAGAATCTGATGGCTAACCCTTCAAAGCGTGCTGTCGATGAACTGTTTGGTTTCATGGAAGCTTGCAACCTACCTATCACAGAGGATGGTCACTTCCTTGCATACAAGCGTGTTCGCGGCGATTACTTTGATGTACACAGTCGTACTCTCGATAACTCTGTAGGTAACACTCTGGAAATGCCACGCAATCTTGTCGATGAAGACAAGAATAACACTTGCTCATATGGCCTGCACTTCTGCTCATACGATTACCTAAAGCATTTCTCAGGTGAACGTATCGTTGTACTGAAGATCAACCCTGCTGACGTAGTTGCGATTCCTGCTGATTACAACAACAGTAAAGGCCGTACCTGCAAGTATGAAGTTGTGGATGAACTACCGCTGAACGAATACAAGCTTCCTGAGCGTGAACTGGACGAAGGCTACACCACGAAATATTCTCCAGTGGATACACCTGAAGTTGAAATTGATGCTCTAGCTAATCTTCTGGATGAACTGGATGACGATCTGTGGGAATCTTCAAGTGAATGGATGGCATCTTACGATGAAGAAGATGACATTGTGGTTAACCCTTCGGCTAAACTTACCCCTGCCGAAGTTCGGGATATTCGTATGGATTACGCTTGTGATGTTACAATCGCTAAACTGGCAGTAAATTATGGTGTATCAGCCCGCACAATCGGTCGCATTGTGAATCGTGAATCTTGGAAAAACGTTTAAGGAGAATGAAGATGGAACTAAAACAACTTGTAACTGAACTGCTAGAGGCCGGTGGTCACGGCATGCAAAACGACTTCTTTTATTCAGAAGTTGATCCAACTCACCGTTACCGTAGTGAACACCTAGATGCTTTTGATGAAGCTGGTGTTACTGTAGAGCATCTAGATAGGTTTGGCGGTGAAGACATGGGTACTGCCTATTACTCTGTGTACTCTTTTGAGAAAGACGATCAGAAAGTCTATGTTAAATTCGACGGTTGGTATGCTTCACACGTTGGCGATGAGTTTACTGAGTACCGTTTCGTTGAAGCCAAACAACAAACCGTTACGGTGTACTCATGATCCAAGTTAAGTACGCAGTAGAAGGCGCAGAAGAAATTCTGATTGATCTTCCATTTAAACAGTGGAAGTTCCCTGTGGGCGAAGTCGGCGTTAAGATCGACGGTCCATCACAAGCTATCAAATGGTTTGCTGTGCATTGGGTCTTTGAAAGTCATGACGAATTCTTTGTGATTGCCAACCTTGCAGATGCAATTTATGAGCACAATCAAAAGTACAAAGCAAATAAAGCTTATGCTATTATTCACATGCCTTACCTGCCGTACTCTCGGCAAGATCGTGTGTGCCATGACGGTGAATCTTTTGCTTTGTCTGTGTTTGCCCACTTGATTAACTCACTGTTCGATGAAGTGATTACGCTTGATGTACACAACGAAGAAGTAACAGGCAAACTATTCCCGGCTTTCTTAAACGTTCCACAAGACGCTTGTGCAGCACCATTGACAGGTTATGATTGGTTCGTTGCTCCTGACGCTGGAGCCGCCAAGAAAATCTTCCAACACGCTGACGTAATCTCAGGTAAAACTAAGGTGCTAACGCTAGAGAAGACTCGCATTGACGGAAAAGTGGTGTACAATGATCTACCTGCTGATGTAAAACTCAGCGGTAAAGTTTGTGTAGTAGACGATCTTTGTGATGGTGGGGCTACGTTTATTTCAGTGTCAAGATTGATGCATAATCAGTCTGACATTGATTACTTAGACCTGTATGTAACCCACGGGTTCTTCACGCAAGGTATTGCTCAATTAAACATTTACTATGACAACATCATCGCTTACAAGGTGTATAATGAAAGTCTCAAGAACAATCCATTTGTAAAGGAACTATCTGCATGAAAGTAGTCGTTGAAACTGTAGAGCGTCACGCCGTAGAGCTAACATCAAAACAAATGATCGAAGTTACTCTACAAGTGATCCGAGATATGTATAAAATTTCTCCAGATTGCCGCGAAGATGGCAACCAGATTATCCGTGAAGATTATGTTCGTGGTGGTAGCCACGGTTGGGACGAAGTTACAGTTGTCAACGCAGCTACACCTTACATGGTAAGTATGCTACAATTCTCAAAAGCACTTAACTCACTAAAGGAAAAACTATGAAAATCAAAGCTGGCTACCGTCTAGAAGTTGTATCGTGGGAAAACGATGCAGATAACTACAAAACCGAAGCAATTGACGGCCTCGACAAAGAAACTTGCCAGTTCTATATTGATCTAGTAAAATTGACAGGGCGTAATGGAGAGTTTGGTAATATGTACGAGCCATCTGATGCTGAATTTGCTAAGTTTACTAAAGCACTAGTTAAAGTATTTAAAGCTCATGGTAAACCAGTTGACGATGAAGATGCAGTACATGATGAAGCAATCGCTATCATTGGTGACATGCTAGGCTACAGTGAACATTATCATACCCGTGTGATGGACAACTACAAAGTAAGCTATACTCCTGTTGACGTTGAACTTCAAGACGTTACCAACCAATTTAAATAAGGATAAAATATGCGTATCAATCCAATTCAAGCGGCAGACTTCTATAAAGTTGGTCACAAGTTCCAGTACCCTGAAGGTACTCAGTTTGTGTACTCTAACCTTACTGCACGTTCTAACAAGCTAGCCCCTAAAACCGGCATGCCCTCTGACGGTAAGATCGTTTGGTACGGCCTACAAGGTTTCATGAAGTGGTTTCTCGTTGATTGCTTTAACGATAACTTCTTTAATATCCCTAAAGCTGAAGTACTTCGTCAGTACAATCGACGTATGGATAGTGCATTGGGTGCTGGCAGTGTAGACTCTACGCACATCGCTGAGTTGCACGACCTAGGTTATCTGCCAATTGAAATTCGTGCTTTGCCTGAAGGTTCACTTGTCGATATGAAAGTGCCCGTGCTAACAATCGTTAACACCGATCCTAAATTCTTCTGGCTAACTAACTATCTAGAGACTGTCCTATCTGCAGAAATCTGGAAAGCAACCACTAGCGCAACCACTGCGTACAAATACCGCGAACTCCTTGAGAAATATGCTAAAAAAACTGGTAGTCCTCTCGACTTCGTTCTTTGGCAAGGGCACGATTTTAGTTTCCGTGGTCTATCTGGCGTGCACGACGCAGCAGCCTCTGGCAGTGGTCACCTGACTAGCTTCCTAGGTACTGACACAATCCCTGCGATGCAATACTTAGAAGATTACTATGGTGGTCTTAACACATTCGTCGGTGGTAGCGTACCTGCAACTGAACACAGTGTGATGTGCATGGGCGGTAAAGAAACTGAAGTTGAAACCTTCCGTCGCTTGATTACTGAAGTTTACCCTGCTGGCGTAGTGTCTATCGTTAGTGACACTTGGGATTTCTGGAAAGTAATCTCAGAAACTGCTTCAGTACTTAAGGAAGAAATTCTGAATCGTACTCCGAATGAAATCGGCCTAGCTAAAGTGGTGTTCCGTCCTGATAGTGGTGATCCTGCAGATATTCTGTGTGGTGTAACCATTCACGAAGTTGAGGATGACGTAGAAGAGTGTGATCTAGAAGATTATGCCCGTGATATTCTGAATGAAAACTGCGATGTAGGTTACGAAGAGTCCGATGATCTAGTTGTTTACTTCCGTTGGAATGGTAAGGTCTACAAAGCTGAAGCACATGCGTGGTGGAATAGCTATGAAAACTTTGCTGAGATTGAAGGTGTTAACTTTAAAGAAATCGTATTGCAACCAGTGGATAAAGGTGCAGTAGAAGTTCTTTGGGATATCTTCGGTGGTACTATCACTGGTACAGGCCACAAGTTGCTCAATCAACGTGTAGGACTTATCTACGGTGACAGCATTACACTTGAGCGTGCACAGGACATTCTGAAGCGTCTGGAAGCTAAGGGTTTCGCATCAGCTAACGTAGTGTTCGGTATCGGCAGTTACACCTATCAGCACGTTACTCGGGATACTTATGGGTTTGCTGTGAAGTCTACTTGGGGTATGATTAATTTCAATGAGCAGGAAATCTTCAAAGACCCTAAGACTGATAGCGGAGTCAAGAAATCTGCAAAAGGTCTTCTTCGTGTGCTTAGTACTGCCACAGGGTTTGAACTGAAAGATCAACTTTCATTAAAGGAATACGCTGCAATAGCAGATCAAGATGCAATGCAAACTGTATTCCTTAACGGTGAAATCACCAAGGAAGTTACCCTAGAAGAAATTCGAAATACTGTCAATAACAACTTGACTTTACTCTGATATTCTGCTATAATTACATTCCAGTTCGCACTCTGGATTATCAAAAGTGCAGTATTATCTTACATAACTATCGTTTCCCGAAAGGAACAAACACATGAATAAATTTACAGGTACCCTACTATACGTATCTATTAATCAACCAGTTAACGCCTACGTTAAACCCGGTGAAGACCCAAAGCCTAAAGAGTGGAAAGCCTCTGTAGCTCTGACTGATGAAGATACTGTAGACGCCTTCGAAGAATATGCCAAGAGCATTGGAGCTAACCCTTCAATCAAGAAAGTGAAAGCTACTGAATTCACAGCCAAGTACAAAGCTGAAGTACCTGAAGGTGCAGGCAAGAATATCTGGGTGCTAACCTTCCGTAAATCTACCGAACTAGGTAAGACCGGTAAGCCAGTTCCTGAACTATACAAACCTAAAGTTCTAGAGCGTCAAGGACGTACACTACTTGATGTAACCAACAGCAAACTGCCTGCTAACGGTTCAATCGGTACGATCAGTACTGACCTGTTCAAGCGTACTGACGGAAGCCACAACATTTTCCTAAAGAATGTTCTGGTGACTGACCTAATCGAATACGAAGGTGGAAGCAACTATGTTCCCGGTGATGAATTCGATGATGACGTAGACGGTGATGATACCCCTGCAGAAACACCGGCACCAAAAGCTGCTGCACCGAAAGTTGCCAAGGTTCGTACTAAACCACCTGCTGATGCTGCGGCGGATTCAGAAGACCCACCATTCTAAGGAGTAATCAGATGAACGATACTGGAACAGCGTTACTAGTTATTTTCTTTCTGATTCTAGTTGTAATCTTTGGACCAATCATTACAATTTGGGCACTCAATACACTCTTCCCTGTACTGGCAATTCCAACAAACTTTGCAACATGGTTTGCTGCACTGTGGTTAGGTGGATTCATTGCAGCTAGAGTAAAAAGCTAAATCAGATAACAATAAAAAGACCCCGTTGGTTAACTCCTTCGGGGTTTTCCTATAGGAGAGTTTATGGAGTACACAACACTACTCCTTGATGGGGATGTAATTTCCTACAGGGCAGCAGCAGCTAGTCAAACTACTAGCGTAATCGTCAAGCACAAATCAGGAATAGAAAAAGAGTTTAAGACTCGCAGTGAATTCAAAAAGATGCTGAAGGCTAAAGGCAAGGAAGATCGAATTGATGAATATGAATTCGAAGATGTACAGACAATTGATCCTGTTGAATATTGCCTGCATAGTATCAAGGCGACCCTACGTAATATCGAAAGCTTAACCTTTGCTGATAAAGTGGAAATCTATATTGGTGGCTCAACTAATTTTAGGAATAATCTACCGTTACCTGTGAAGTACAAAGGGGATAGGGATGGTGTTATCCGCCCGTATCACCTAGCAGCAGCCAAAGATTACTTAGTGAATATTCATGATGGTATCCGAGCAAAGCATATTGAAGCTGATGATGTGTTAAACATTCGTGGATACGAAGAATTAGCTAAGGGGCATATCGCCATTATCGGATCAAACGATAAGGATACACTGCAATCTGAAGGTCTATGCATGTACGATTGGACCGTGGAAAAGCCAGAGATTATTGAGATTCCATCTACAGGTTATCTGACAAAGAACAAGAGTATAATTAAAGGGTGTGGGCTGAAGTTCTTTGCCTTTCAGTTACTCTTTGGTGATAGCGCAGACTGCTACCATCCTACAGACGTTTTACCTGATCTTCGATACGGACAGGTATCCGCGTTTAAGGACTTAGACCATCTGTGGGAACCTGCAGAGATTCTACAGAGAGTAATCGACAAGTATAAGGAATGGTTTCCTGAGAAATTTGACTACTTAACATGGGATAACAAGTTAATTAAAGATGCAGATTGGGAACATATGTTGTCCCTCTATTATAAGTGTGCATACATGAAACGCAGATGGACAGATGATTCCAACTGGAAAGAATTCTTCAGTGAAAGAGGGGTAAAACTATGAGTAGCGTAATAGCTAGGTCGGTTATAGAATACTGCAAGTATGATAGGCAACTATCTATTTCAGGTAATCTCCGAGGTAACTACAAGTTTGAAAGCAATATTCTTGTTCCAGCAATGTGCGAAAATATTGATTTAGAAATTTGTGTAGGCACACTGCAACGGGCTTACTTAAGACAATTAAAAGCAGATAACTTTGCGACGGTGTACGACTATGACTAACCTAGAATTTCTTTATTATCTTGAGGATTGTGCTGAAGAATTACCTGACGACAACACTGGTCAATTCACTGGTGGAATCTATTCAAGAACATTTCAATTAGGTAATGTCATTTACACAGTTCTGATTGACGACAGTTACCCGCAGTGGGTTGACATTACTAAGAAGTTTATATGAATAACAACGACTTAATTCAAAGGTTACGGATTCGTGCTCATATCCGTAAGAATGCTATAGATCGCAAGTCTGTTCAAGAGGGTAAAGAAGATAGACTAGCATTACTTCTGGAGGAAGCTGCGAATAGAATCGAAGAACTTGAAGAATATGAGTTCATGTACAAAGGGCTGTGTGAATGATGAAAATATTTGAGTACTTAGAGTATGCACCAGAATTACAGGGTAAATTTAGATGGAAAATCTATCCATCTAATAAAGCTAAAAATAGATCAATTGCTGGCTATTTAAATTCAAACGGTTATTGGGTGGTAGAATTTGAAGGTAAATCTTATCTAAACCACAGGTTACTTTTAATATATTTTGGAGAGCTAACAGAAGAAAACTCTGCCTTATTTGTAGACCACATTGATGGGAATAGATCAAATAACAACAGGGAAAATTTAAGATTAGTACCTGTATCTGAAAACTCTAAAAACCGTGCAATGCGCTCTGATAATAAGAGTGGTATTACTGGTGTATGGTATAGTGAGAAAGGTAATAGATGGTGTTGCCGCTGGATAAATTCTGAAAATAAAAAGGTTACTAGGTCATTTTCAGTTGAAAAGTATGGAGAACTCGCAAGAGAAAAGGCTATAACAACTAGGAGTGAAAACCTCAAAGGTTATTCAACTAGACATGGTAAGTAAAGAACTCTATTCAACTAAAGATGTAGCTGAAACCAGAGCAAAACTTTTACAGGAACAGCAAGGGTTAGACAAGCTAACTGGACTGCCAATTCCAGCGGGACAAGCTGTACTAGATCATTCCCATCAAACACAATATGTGCGTGGTGTGTTACACCGACAAACAAATGTTCTTATTGGAAAAATAGAAAACGCTTACGCACGTTATATAAAATTCTGGTATAATGGCACATTGCCAGAATTCCTGAGACAGTGTGCAGATTACCTAGAAAGACCTGAAGATAAACGATACGTTCATCCAGCTTGGATCAAGAGAGTTACTATTGATTTCTGTAAGTTAAACGTCAAAGGTCAAACAGCAGTGTTGCATACTCTGGGTACTACTCAAGGTAAAAATGCAGCAGAACGCAAGAGACTGTTCGATAAAGCAATCAAGACTAAGGAGTTTACTTATGATTACATTAAAGGTTTGATCCATGAAAACAATTGTAGCAGGTAGTAGGGGAATTGGTGTTGATGCCCTTGGAAAACAATCGAGCGATACACTCCCTGTTCAGTGGTGTGTGAAGCAATCTGGATTCGAAGTAACCACGGTTATCTCTGGCACAGCACGGGGTGTAGATAAACTTGGTGAATTCTGGGCAGAAGAAAACGGAGTAAATATCTGGCGTTTCCCTGCGGATTGGAACCAGTATGGTAAACGTGCAGGCTACATGCGTAATCAAGATATGGCTGACGTTGCTGATGCACTGATCGCAATCTGGAATGGAGAGTCTAGAGGCACAAAGCACATGATTGATATTGCACTGAAAGCAAATCTCAAGGTGTTTATTTATAATACCAAAACTAAAACGAAAGTTTGGTACAACGAGCTATACGAAGGATAACATGAAATATACAAAAGACATTACCGACAAGATTGACTACCTAGCAGCCCAAGGTTGGTCTGGAAGAAAAATTGCATACACCTATAACCTATCCAAAAGCGGAGTAAATGACTACCTTAATCGCAACGTTAAAAAATCATCTAGTGGCCCTCGCATTCTCGTACTCGATGTGGAAACAGCAGCGGCACTGGCTTGGACATTCGGAAGATTCAAAGTAAATCTTTCACAGAACAACATCTATAAAGAAGGTGGGTATATTCTGTGTGCAGCTTGGAAGTGGCTAGGTGAAGATGAAGTTACCGGTATTACTCTGAGTGCAAAAGAGATTGCTAATGGTGACGATTACAGGATTGTGCTGGCATTATATGAGGCTTATCTACAAGCTGATGCAATTGTAGCACACAACGGTTGTAGCTTCGATCACAAGGTAATTCAAACCCGCGCTATTGCTAATGGTTTACCGCCATTACCCGTAGTGAAAGTCCTAGATACTTTGCTATTAGCCAAGCGATATCTTCGTTTACCTTCCAATAAACTAGACAGTATCGGTGAGTATTTCGGATTAGGGCGCAAGATTGATACTGGCGGTATTGAACTGTGGGCTAAGGTTCAAACGGGCGATAGACAAGCGATGCAAGATATGTTAGAATATAACATTCAAGACGTTCGATTACTTGAGGCAGTTTATCTAAAGCTTCGTGCCCTTGGTACTGCTGGTAACGCCATCAATGCTGCACTGTATTACGACGATGAGGAACTACGTTGTAACCTGTGCGGATCAACTGATGTAGAACCAACTGGTCGGACCATCAAAACAACTCTCAATAGCTTTGCAGAAATGCGCTGTATTGGTTGTGGTGCTGTGCACCGTACACGCGATGGGTTAACGTCCAAAACAAAACGCAAGACGCTACTTGCTACTCCACTGTAAATCTGATAGAATCCTACTATGACTTCGGTTGTAGTAGGCTTTTTCTTTGAAAGGACACTATATGCGGTATTCACCGGACGATGAACGCTATGTAAAAATCACGAAATGCTCAGATTCCTTTTTCTGGTATCGTGGTAAAGTTGGAGAGACTGTTCGTATTTACGGAGAAGAATACGACAGCATCAACAAACAACAATTGTATTGGGCCAGAGAAGATGCAGGTTATCTGAACTTCATTTTGGGTATTGATTGTGAACTAATTGAAAGGTAATATGAAACAAGAAACTGTAAATTTAATTCGTGAGTTACAACATCAGATTCATGCTGGTAACGTACAGGCTGGTTGGTGGACTGATCTAGATAGCGGTCTAGACTTAGTTAAAGAATGTAAGACCCGTACACGCTTTGGTAAGGCGCTAGTAGCTGAGAAACTTTGCCTAGTCCATAGCGAAACATCTGAGGGTATGGAAGGTGCACGCAAGACCCTAATGGACGATAAACTGCCACATCGACCTATGCTTGAAGTTGAACTGGCAGATGCTGTGATTCGAATCCTTGATTTGTGTGGTGCACTTGATCTGGATATTGCCGGTGCTATTCAAGAGAAACTTGAGTTCAATGCACAACGCGAAGATCATAAGATTGAGAATCGTGTTAAACCAAATGGGAAGGCATACTGATGAACACCTTTTTAGTTCAAGATAAAAAATACGAATTAGTTCCAGCAGATTATCCCGGCATGTGTATTGGTTGTTCCTTTTATGAGTCAGAGATATCGCATCTATGTCTAGAAGCACAAGATGCCTCAGATGGTTGTGGACGAATGATCTTTAGAGAAATTCCACAGAAAACTGAAGAAAAAGTTATTCCAATCAAAATAGCACCAGTGGATGCACCGCCAGATCAAAAGCCCGGTACTAAGTATGATGGCGAAAAGATTCAATATACATTGATCCCGCCATATGCACTACAGGAAGCAGCCCGTAATCTAACTGTTGGTCTACGTAAATACAAAGAGCGTGACAACTGGAAGAAAGTGCCTGATGCACAGCAGCGTTACATGGATGCTCTTTATAGACATATCGAAGCAGTAAGGCGTGGTGAAATCTACGATACTGAATCTGGTGCTGAGAATATGCCACATCTTGCAGCAGTCGTTGTCAATGCAATGTTCATCTTGGAATTTATGCTAGACCCTAAACTTAAAGGAGAATAAAATGATATCAATTAGAGAAACACTAGAAGCTAAAGCATGGGCATTAGAATTGACATATTCAGAATATGTAGCTAACCATGAACAAGAGTTCGTTACACCGCCAATGGATGAACAAGCTTATGCAGAGTTCATTACAATGATGAATAGTTGGTTTAAACGTGCAGTTGGAGAGTAACATGGAGTATTGTTTAGGATTTGCTTTCAATAGCTCTCTTACTAGTGTACTGCTTATCCGCAAGACTAAACCAAAATGGCAGGCTGGCTTATGGAATGGTGTAGGAGGTAAGATTGAATTTGGGGAGACACCTATTGATGCTATGGTTAGAGAGTTCCAAGAAGAAACTGGAATTGCTACCTCAAAAGATCATTGGAAATTCTTTAGATTAGAGTTGTTTAAAGATGCAGGACTACATATGTTTTGTACTCAGTTAACTGAAGAGGCTTTTTGCAGCTATCAGAGCCTAACTGAAGAAGTTGTTAGTGCACAGAATGTTAGTAGAGAGGGTTTAGAAACGATTCCCAATCTATCCTACCTAGTTCCAATGGCGAAGTACTGGCTAGAACACAAGAATGAATTACCGATGAAAGGAAGGACACTCCATGATTTCTGTTGAAGAATGGAGAGCAGTTGTAGGGTTTGAG